GGGCGTGGTTGGATTGCCGACCGCGAGCACGGGGTGGAATTGCACAGCACAGAATCGCAACCGAGGCGCGTTTATTCAACAGACGGCATCGGCTACGACAAGCGCGACATTCACGAATTATGGAACAACGGTGGGAACTCCCGTCAATTGGACGAACTCCGATGTTCTGGGAATAACTTGCTCTGCGTATTAAAGGAGATTTTTAAATGATCGACAAAAACATGCAGGACGCGCACGGTTTTCTGAACGAAGCCCGAAACAGCCTGAGCCTCGTCGAGGTGGAAGTTCTTGAACTGCAAAAGAAGGCCGATGATCTCGCGCCAAAGGCCGAGGAATATGACCGGCTGATCGAAAAGTTGGATGCGAAGAAGGCGGAACTCGCAGCGGCGGAAAAGAAACACTCCGAAGTGGCATCGGCTCACGCGAAATTCGCCAAACTCGTAAACGGCTAACGTGGCGACACGCGCAGCCAGTACGATCCCGACGCAGCTACATCCTTTCGCCAACACGAAGGAATGGACCGGCCTGCTTTCCGGCGATGACGGAAGTTGGGAATTGCTCGGGCATTACAACGATAAGTGCCTGCACGTTTACGGCACATTCGGCGGCGCGATTGTTACTGTCGAGGGATCGAACGAAGACGTTCCGACGAATACGGCGGGACTCACGGACCCGACGCAGACCGCCATTTCGGTATCGGCCAATTCGATCAAGCAGGTGCTCGAAAATCCGCTGTACATCCGACCCAAGATCACCGGCGGCGATGGAACGACTTCCTTGACAGCGAGGCTTTTATGTCGGACCTGAAAACCGAAGTAACAACCGAAGAAATAGATTGTGGCAAAGCAATCACCACGAAAACATTTGATGCCGATGGAAACCTTGTGAGTCAAGGCGTGGAAATCATTGTTGATCCCGCCAAATTGCCGAAGATGGGCGCGGAAGTAGGAGATTTATAAATGGCGATTACCCAGGCAATTTGCAACTCATATAAACGTCAAATCCTTCAGGCCATGCACAACCTAACCGTACTGACCGCAACCAATACGGTTACCTCGGTCGCAGCAGCAGGCGGCGTGCTAGGTCCAGGCGGAACGGCCTGCACCGTTTATACGGGCACATTCACCAACGGCACAGCAAATGCTTATGCGGGCCTGGTGCTGAATTTCTCAGGCTTTGCCACGGCTGGGAATAATGGCACTTTTCTATGTGTGGCCTCGACTGCGACAACCGTCACAATGGCGAATCCAAACGGCGCGAACTCGGGAGCCATGGGCACGGTTCTGGCAACGACAAACGTCTTCGGCATCGCGCTCTATACTTCCGCCGCATCTCTCGACAAAACGACTACCGGCTATTCCAATACCAACGAAGTCGGCAGTTCGGGAACCTACGTGACCGGCGGCATCGGCCCTGGCGGTACGCTGATCGGGAATGCCATGGCCCTCGTGAGCACGACTCCCGTTTTATCCACGGACACGGCTTGCGGCCTATTTGCTTCGATCACCTGGACCGGGGCAACGATCACCGCTAGAGGCGCAGTGATTTACAATGCTTCGCTCGGCGGCCAACCGACCGTGCTGGTCTTGAATTTCACTTCCGATCAGACTTCCACCAACGGCCCTTTTACGATCACTTTTCCAGCACAAACCGCAGGCAACGCGATTATTCAACTCCTGTAATGGCGATTACGTTCAATCGGGTTAGTGTTCCGACCAGCGCAGGAGCGAGTCCCGTCACGCTGACGATTACCAGCTCGACGGGAAATCTTCTGATTGGGCTTTTTGTGGTCAATTCAGGCGTGACCATTTCGGGCATCACGGATAGCAAGAGCCAAACGTGGACCGCCCTCGCTTCACATGGCACCTCGACGGGCGGCAATGCCTATATCTTTTACAAGCTAAGTTCACTGACTGGCGTCACGTCGATAACAGTTACCATGTCCGCAACGGGAATTGATGCCGCGGTAATTGATTGCGGATCAACCACAGGAGGCGCACTCGATACCTCCAATTCGCTGTCCAGCCAGACTACAAACAACCCGGCGCCTTCTCTGGTCGCAGCGGGCGCCGGAATCTGCACCGCAGTCGTGGCCGTGAATGCAGCGGTCGGCGGCGCCGGCGCACCCTTCACCGATGAACTGATGACCGGATCAAACATCACCGGCGCCGACGGTGGCGGACATGATGTGAATGGGGCAGGCGGAACATTGACCTGCACATTTACGGGGACAGTCGCCAATTGGAGTAGCAGTATCGCCGCATTCAAGGAAGCCAGCGCCAGCACCGTTTTTTCGTACAATCAAACGCAGGGTCCGACATGGAGGATTTAAGTGGCTCGTCAATATTTCAATAGTTCCATAGCCGATGCAATGATCGTGGAATCCTCGGTCACGCCGACGACCGTCGAGACTTCCATCTTTACTCCCTTCACGCTATGCAACACTTCCTTTCCCATCGGCTTCGGACAGGCCGCTCCGTTTGCGGGACAAATTTACAGGTTCACGGCAGCGGGAATTATCACCACTCCGGCCACCGGAACGCTGATCGTTAAGCCTTATTATGGTCCCGGCGCTTCGACGACTTCTTTCACTGGTGCGGTATCGCTCGGAGCGTCGGGGGCACAGACGGTCACTGCATCTCTTTCAAACCAACCTTGGCGTCTGGATGGAGAACTCGTATTTCGCACCATTTCTTCCGCCGCCTCAGGTTCGACTTGCTGGTGTCAAGGCTCGTTTGAATCGCAAGGAACGCTTGCAACGGCGGGTGGTGGCTGGGGCATTGTATTTGGATCTACGGCTGCCGTTTCGGTGGACACTACCGGAACCGTGAGCAACGCATTCGGTTGTTTGACATTCTCGGTGACCTTTTCCGTGACGGGCGGAACGATTAAGACGGAATATACATCTATGCAATCGCTGAACTAGGTCCATGGCGCTTGTCTCGAAGCCAACAGCGCTTGCCGTAGTTTCGCCATCCAAGTTTTTCCAACCTGCGGTTAGCGAACCGTCGCTTTCCATTGGAGTCACGGTCGCGGTGACGGGCATTGCCATAACCGCAACGGCTGGATCAGTCACAGAATCCGGCGGCGCCAATGTTTCAGCACCCGGTTCCTCCATCGCGGCGAGCGCGGGAACAGTTTCTCTTTCTGGCGGAGCGACCAAAGCAGCCACTGGAAATTCCATAGCGGCATCAACCGGAACCGTCTCCCTCACCGGCGGCGCGAATGTTTCATCCTCGGGAATCTCGGTCGCGGCAACCGCTGGCACCGTTTCCGTTTCCGGCGCAGCAAATACAGCGGTTACGGGAAACTCGATTAGCGCGATCGCTGGAAATGTTTCCGTAGCAGGTTCCGCGAGCGTGGCAGTGACCGGAATTGCATTGGCGGCAACAGCGGGATTAGTCAGTCTTTCAGGCGCAGCAAATGTTACCGCGACCGGAAATGCTCTCGCTGTAGCGGCCGGAACCGTTACGACCTCGGCGGGCGCAAGTGTGGCGGCGTCGGGAAGTTCGATGTCGGCATCAGCGGGAACGGTCGCACTCACCGGCGGAGCAAACGTCACCGCCTCTGGAAATATCGCGCACTTTTCCATTCATTCGGTGACGGTTTCGACGGGAACGCCCACGGCAACGATTGACTTTTATATTCCGATCCGAAGAAGGCGAAGATAAATGGCAACCTCTGAAGACCTCGTAAACCAAGCTCTCTCGTTTCTGGGGGATGACCCGATTGTGGCTCTCTCGGATGACACGGAACGGGCGCGCCTCGCGAACCGCCTTTTCCAGCCAACGCTGGACGCGGTTCTGCGCGCCCATCCGTGGAACGTGGCGATTGACCGCGCCACACTCACCGAAACCACAGCCCCCGTCTATTCGTGGAAACATAAATTCATTCTTCCAACTGACAACCTGCGGATTCTCTCGCTGAACGAACAAGAACATTACGCCGATGGTGGCGACGTGTTTAAACTGGAAAGCGGATTTCTATTGACGGACTCCAGTACCGCGAATATCCGCTACATCAAGCGCATTGCAGCGCCGGACATGGATTCCCTGCTATTCGATGCCACGGCGTTTCGTCTCGCCTCTGCGATGGCTTATCCGATCTCTGGCTCAACTTCCCTATCGCAGGAAATGTGGGGACTGTATCAGGCCCGCTTGCAGGAAGCGCGCACCGTGGACGGGCAAGAAGGCTCGCCCGACCGCACCGACATCACGACACTGACTGATATCCGATAAAATGGCCCGCGTCCGCGTCATACAAAATTCGATGAATGCCGGAGAATGGTCCCCTCTCATGGAAGGACGTTCCGACCTCCAAAAGTATGTAAACTCTGCCAAGACCATCGAGAATCTGACCTGTTTCAAGCATGGCGGCGTCACGCGGCGCGCTGGAACTCGCTTTGTCGATGAGACCAAGGACAGCAGCAAGAAATCGCGGCTCATTCCCTTTGAGTTTTCGACGGTTCAATCTTACATCCTCGAATTTGGGGACTTATACATCCGCATCTATCGGACCGGCGCGCGCGTCGAATCGCCTCCGGGAACACCCGTCGAAGTCGTAACGCCTTATCTCGAATCCGAAGTTTTCGATCTGCATTTTACGCAGTCGGCGGACGTGCTCTATCTCGCGCATTCGAGTCACCCGCCGCAGAAACTTTCGCGCACTTCGGATACGGTCTGGACGCTGACGCCCATCAATTTTCTGGACGGGCCTTATCTGACCGAAGTCACCACTTCGACGATTACACCATCCGGCACGACGGGTTCTGTGACGCTCACAGCCAGTGCGTCCATCTTCCAAATTGGGCATATCGGCTCACTCTGGCGCCTGAAGCATGGGACGACCTGGGGATATGCCAAAGTCACAGCGTTCACGAACAGCACGACCGTAACGGCCACGGTAGTGACAGCGTTTGGCGCGACTACCGCATCGGTCGCCTACCGCGAAGGCGCGTGGTCGGACGTGCGCGGCTATCCCGGCTCGGTCACGCTGTTCCAGCAACGCTCCTGGTGGGCCGCGAGCACTAATAACCCCGATACCATTTGGGCCAGCCAATCCTCGGACTATGAGAACTTCGACCCAGGCACGGCACAGGCGGATGAAGCCCTGACTTTCACCCTGGCCTCCAACCGCGTGAACGCTATCCGCTGGATGGCGCCGTCGCGCGTATTGCTCTCTGGAACTACCGGGCAGGAATGGCGCGTCTCCGGCGGCGCTTCGACCGACCCCATCACGCCAGCTGCGGTCAACGCGCAGCCAGAGACAACGAACGGATCGAGCCTCGTTTCTCCCGTCCAACTCGATAATGCCCTGATCTTCCTGCAACGCACGGGGAATCGACTACGTGAACTGACCTACGATTTCTACACCGACTCCTATTCGGCACCGGATCTGACGCTCTATTCCGAGCACATTACCGCCGGCGGCATCACGCAGATGGATTACCAGCACGAAAAGGACTCGATTGTCTGGTCAGTGCGCGCGGACGGCGTTCTGCTCGGTATGACCTACGAGAAGCCGCAGGATGTGATCGCCTGGCACCGGCAAGTGACCGTAGGACGCTTTGAGAGTGTGGCCGTCATCCCGAACCCGACAGCCGAAAAGGATCAAGTCTGGGTCATCGTCAACCGCACGATCAACGGCGCGACGAAGCGATACGTCGAATATCTCGACACCGAAACCGGCTATTACGGAAACCTGGGCGTCGATTGCGCGCTGAGTTATTCTCCCGCCG